GATATACGTTGTGTCTCTCGTTGGCGTTACGCCTTTATTTTCTGCTTTCTGTACGTGTTTCTCTGCCTTTTTAATATGGTAGTATCCACTACACGAAAAAAGCCCCGTTAAGAGGCTTAAAATTACTATTATTTTCATTTGTTTAAATCTAAAAGCATTTGAATTAATTCCGGTTGCGGGTGTACGTCCGATTTATCAAATCTAAACGAAGTATGCGACCAAATACCCGGTTTACCGCTTAACGCGTCCGAATTAGTAACCCACATATTTGTATAGTATGTTCTTGGTATATCGTAACGGTCGCACCAGAAAACAAGCAATTGACGCGTTTTTTCTATTTGTTCGGGCGTATATTTCTCGAAAGCGTAAAAACCTCTATAACCGTCCGGGTACTCCTGTACGTTGTCCTGATCTACTAAATTCCCGTAAACGGTTCTCCAAAGTCCGTTAGCGTCTTTTTTTAACCCTCCGTATGAATCCAATTCAATGCCTATACTTGTCATGTCCCAACGTTTATAAGGAACTCCAACGCGTTTGTAGGTAGAGGCCTTAACGCCTAAATGATACGCCCAATATTTACTACTGAAAATTTGATTAATAGTTCCGTCGCGCTCAATTATAACGCAAGTACCCATATTGAACTTCGATTTTATCCAATGGGCTATATCACCCTTTACACCCTTGCCGCTAACGGTGTGATGTAATACAATTTGGGTTTTAGGGTGTGCGGTTTTGAAATACTTTCTAGATGGATAGGCTAATTGTACTATCTCACTAAGGTTCAATCTTTTCTTTGTTTTCATCGTTCTTTCCTTTAAAAATGTTAGGTAACTTAGGGGCTTTCGCTCCCGATGCTATGTATAAAAGACCGGTAACAAACCCAATTAATTCAGCTAAAACAAGCAAAATATTGTGAGGATTCGTAAACGCAATTACAATATATCCGATAAGTAAAGTGATAAATAAGGCTATTGCTCTCTTGGAACTTTCGCGGCTATCCGATTGGATTAACTTTGCGATAAATTCGGCAATCTTTTTACCGTGTTTAGGCATCTTCTTTTCTTTTAACGTCCTTCACGCTAACCTCTTTTGATAGTATTGCGATAGGTTTATATCCATTTAACGGGTTTCTTTGTAAGTCAATAATACGCCCGTTCATACAGTCCTCGTAACGTTTGTTAGTCTGGTTTTGTTGATATTGTAAAGAGGCAACCCAAACCAATAAAACCGATTTTACGCCGTGTTTTATCATAAAGTCGCCAACTTTTATTAAATCAACCGATGCCATAAATCAAAGTTATTAAAAAATGATTATTTATATAGTATGTTATTTACCTTTCTTCAATTACAAAATCAGAATCTAATTCAAGTGTGATATTTGTGTTATCCGTATTGTTTCTAACTTGGAAGAAAACGTAGTCGTTTTGGTCTAACTCAATATTGAAACTGATATTGTAGAAAGCAACGTCACGCCCTCCGACTATGTTATTGACTTGTCTTTGTATTTCTGTACCATCTACAAATACGCTTGCGCTGTCATCCCATTTTCGAACACGTACACCTATATCATCATTTCCACCACCGTTCACAATGAAATTCACTATACATTTATACTCCCTTGGTGAGGTCCCTAAGTGTCTTAGTTCACCATTGCTAGGACTATCAAAATGCTCTAAGTTTGAAGCCGTCCAAGTTCCAGCAATTGTTGACCAAACGCCAACACTAAGTGAAGTTGCTGTTTCTGTTGTTAGTGTTAGTTTGCCACCTTCAAATGTGTTAGGCATTCCGATATTATTACTCCATGCACTCTCTAGGTCTGCCTGTGTTATGTTTGGCGTAATGTTTGTATCCGTAGCATCAAAACTGCTATTTCTTGAAACGAGTGCGCCTTGTACCTGGACCGTCGAAGGATTATTAAAGTTGCTAGGTGCAAAATCAAAAAATGAAGCGCTTGCAGGCAGGTCAATGTTTTGATTAGTTCTAAATCTACTACGCATTGTAAAGCCTGTTCCAGCCTTATATAAAGGATAAGCCCCATTTGTTAAACCTCGAACGATTGAAACGTCAATAAAATATCCACCTATCCAAGTTCCTGAAAGCGTTAACTCAGGTGTGCCTCCAAAGCGACCCGTATTTGTTTCTAGTCCTTGTCTATATCCGTTTAATTCACCTATGGAAGTGCAATCATTAAAATTCACACGCACTAATTCAACAGCACTAAATCCAGAACCGTTTGTAAGATCAAAAACTTGCGAAGCTGTTCCCGAAGTTGTTAGTGTAATATCCTGAAAAAATACGTTTCCAGCGGTTGCACCGTCGAACATAACGTAACTATTGTCCGAACAAGTCAGAAAAGATAAGTCAAGGTTGTAACCCTTTATGAAAATGCCCGTACTTGGAACTGTAACCGTAACGCCTGACATATCAATGGAGCCGTCAATAAAGTACTGTTTTGTACTGTCTATTGTACCCCCTAAAGTAGTAGCTACGTTTGATTGATTTACAACTATTCTATTATCTACATCATCTAATATTATTGGATTTAATGGGTCTGTATTATTTACTCTGTTTCCTGTCACGCTTTGAACGCCCGAACCACTAGAGGAAACAGAACCTATTCTACTACGTATAAATGTTTTAAATGCCGCAACCGATGTGAAGGGTAGCCCGGTAGTGTCATCTACTAAAGTAGTAATAGTAAATCGCGTGTCCTCGTCACCTAACAAAAACGGGTCTAAGCCTTGATTTTGTTTCTGCGAATAGTCGTAAAATTCAACCTCGGTAGTCGTTGGAAATTTTACTACCGTTACCGCCGCAGGATTGCTAATGTACTCCGTTTCCGGCGTTCCATCCTCAAAAACAACTAAATCGTTTCCCTCTATTTTTAGTCTAAATGCCATTATACTTCGTATTGTACAAGCCCTTCGTTAACTCGGATCATTAAATTTTCTTCACTTTCCCAATTCAAGTTCTGAACCGAAATATTTTCCAACAATACCACGCAAGGCGCTAACCCGGAAACCGTAATCGTAACCGGGACGGAAATAGAAACCGTTGAAACGTGTACACGTATATCGTTAGAGTTCGGTTTTACCGTTGGATTTTTAAATGTTATGCCCGGAAAAGCCGGGAATTGATAATTTGCCATAATATCTATTTTAAGTTATCGTTGTTCCTGTTACTGTAAACGTTCTACAAGCGCCGTAAGTGAAACGTGTGCTGGCTGAAGAAAAAGCAACCCAACCGATTCCCGTTCCCGAGGCCAATACCATGTTTGCCGGAAGCGGTAACGATTCATCTACCGGAGTACAAGTAAAGGAAGAAAGCAGATTCACTGCGAAAGGCTCATAGTTGAACATATTACCCCCCAAAGGCCTGTATTGCATCGCCTGTGCTTCGTTTTCATTCCACATACGCCAACCAGACGTATAAATCCCTACGCTTAACGAGTTGCACGCGGCTATACCGTTAATTAGTGTTAATAAGCCTAAGTTTATAGGCCTATATCCTACAACCTCACCGTTAACGGAGTCGTATTGCGACCAATCCAAAATAATTGTATCTGGGAAAGCGAGCGCCTTAGTTGTAGCAACTCCAAAAACATCAGAGAACGTCGCTGAACCTTGATCGTAATAACCTCCCGTTGTTCCGGTGAATCTTTGATAATTACCAAACGGGTTCGGATCGCGAGTAGAATCAAGTAAAAACCAACTATCTTCACGCCCCTCTTGGTTTGCCCCGTCGTCGTTACTAGTTACCGAATTAGTTACGCCCGTTTTTAACAATCTCGCTCCAATAGGCGCTGCACCTCCCGGAATTGTTACTGCTGGCGGCGCAAGTGTTTCCGCTGTAATTCGGTTATCGTTAAAGTGTGTCCGACATTTACGCACTTTATCCTCGTAAATCGCAACCCCTTTTTGTAGTCGCGAACCGTCGAAGTATTCCGGCACGTAGCCCTCTTTTACAATTAGCGGAATATCAAAAAGGAAGTAACTAGGCGATGTTGCATTGTTGTCACTTAGCCACGTTTCGTTTTCCGCTAGGATATGGAAGCGCAAACGGTCGATAAAGTATTGAGATACTAAATTCGTGCGTAACTCCCACGAATCGAAGTCCTCACGTTTCACCTTTTCGCGGCGACCGTCCAAATATGTTGTATTGTTTACCTCGGTATTCGGTTCGTTATATCCAAATTTCCCTTTAATAATCAATGAATCGTAAACGTTTGCTCCGGTAAAGTTGATGCCTAGTTTGTCATTAACGTCGTTAAATTTACTTAAAACTCTCAACGTCCCCTCACGATTATAAACTCCGTCGGATTCATAAGGCTTTAATTCGTATTCACCCCAAACGAAAGGCGTTTGTAAAACGCTGTTTAGGAAATATCCGCTAATTTCTACGGTGTACATTCCCGCGCCATCCTGAATTAACACGTCTTGCCACTCAATTTGAACAAATAAAGCGTCTGGATCATTAGGAAATACCGTTGTTGCTGGTGGCGTGTAATTAGTTGTATTTCCGTTCGCGTCTTTTAGCGTTACCGTATAACTATC